TATAAGTGACACTGTAGGTTCCCTTATGTTGGGTAACCTGCTCTTCAGTAACCGAGGAACCGTCGCTACTGGTAATGACAGTGTCTGGAGAATACAACATGGTACCATCCTGTGTGGTCGCTATTATATTTGTCTGCTGGTCTTTTATTGGGTAGTTCGTATTGAAGTTGGAGTACTGCTTTATGGTGATGGAATCATGTAGGTTCCAGGTTATAATATTTTCTTGAACAATTACCTTCAGAATATGTTCTCTATATTCTCTATATTGATCTGAATTCTTATAATAGAGGGTGTATGTACCAATTATATCGAAATATGGTGGATAATTATTATATTCTTCTTCTCCTGTAGGAGTCTGTAACTTATAAAGGCGAGTAACTATATGCCTATCTCCAAGATAATAGGTAAATGTAGGATAATGTACATAATTCTCATATTGGTATATTTTAATCTCTGATGGATCATCAGTAGATATTAGCTGAGTAACTACATCTACTGTTGCAAATTGCCTTGCAATAGGAATATTGAAAGACTTGATTACCAGATCATATTGAATAGTATATGTACCCAACACAGTTGTATCGACCGAACCTGTCTTTATAACTTCATATATATCACCATAAGCGTTAGTATGGGTAGTTACGCCAAGATCTATATAATCTTCGTTTAATATCACAGGCTGACGATAACCCGGGTTATGTTCGGGAGATACTATCTCTATTTGGATCCTACTCGCTATGGGTATAATGTGGATAATACGACTCTTGTGACCAACACTACCATTACTACCCACTGCGGTATAATTAACAGTATAAATTCCTGGTACTGCCATATCAACACTGTGCTCTGTAGAAACATCTACATTTACCAAGTTATCATCTATAGCAGTGGCCCCCTCATCTGTATATGTATTCTCGTTGTCTACCAGGTAAGTAATAACCTCCTGACCTAGTATGGTAATCTCTGGTGGTATAGAATTATGAATCAATGTCACCTTTCTTTGTACCTGCGATGCGGAATTACCTTCATTATCTACTGCGTTATATACAATTGTATGGGGTATACCTATTTTAGAAAAGTCTGAGGTGTCAATATTCCCAGATGTTATAACTGTAAGTGAATCACCATTCTTATCAAAAGCAACCGCTCCACTATCCACAAAAGGTTGCTTGAATGCTGTATCGACATGAGCCATACCTTTCATGAAAATTTCTGGTCTGGTAGTATCTGTGATACCATCCCACTGTTTTGTCCTGGATATAATTAGGTTCTTGAACTCCAACCCAACATTATTGATAAACACCCTGTCTCCAATATTGACCAGCAGAGGGAATTCTGTAACCACATTTCTATGGTGTACGACGACTGGATAGTATACAGACAAGGTGATTTCATATTGTGTATCCGATTTTCTGGAGATCCTTACCCGGTCATTGGGTAATAATTTCTGCGTGTCATCACTAAGTTCCTGCCATTCGAGTTGATGATATCTGAAATATTTCTCCGAGTTACTGATTATCTGGCCTTTTCTGGGAAGGGTAATATAAGAAGAAGCCCCTTCGAATCTACCAAATTCCATACTACATTCGTCACCAGGAGTCATACTTACAACTAAGCCTGTATGATTATCGAGTTCATTGACCATAATGGGTGTACTCCTGTCCGGTCTGAACAGTTTGGTATATTTATAGGGCGTGAAATCAGGGAGGATGGATTTCATCAACCTACTGTCCATAATAACTGGAGTGTTGACATTCTGTAGTGCATTAATAGCGTCTAGAGGGGTTAGTTTATCCCCCATATTTTCGATCAAAACGCTGGGGATAACTGTCCCACGGATGATTAAATCTAATATTTTATCATACGCTATACTATTAGTTTTATATTTCTTATATTTGAACCTTTCTGTAACCAGAGGCCATACATCTCCCTTTTGCGTGACGTCGATATGAGGATACCCGACTACCCCTATTGTCGAGTCGTATATAGGGATATGAGCTTCTACCGCAGTTCGGGTTTTGGTCCCAATTAGTACACCATCATCTAGAACTAATCCTGTATCTCCCTGTACTTCTAAAACCTTGATCCCAGACTTAAATGATTTAGGTTTCGAAAATGATGCCATTGTAATGTAACCATTCATTATGTTTTTTGGCCCAATAGACGTACTAGACAGGTATGAACTTTTATCAATAACTACTAAACCTGGTAGTTTTAATATAATGTACCCTGACCAATCAAACAACTCAGTAATTACTTCGATGAAATCTGCAGGTTGTACAGTATTATGGTCAACGAAAAATAACTGTATTACGACTCTGTTAAAAATACCATTAGAGGTATCTTCTGTATCCAGTCCTGTCAATTCCAGGGTATGTTGTTGGTTCTCTTCTTCAATTCTAAACATTGAGATCACCCCTGTAAATTTCCTATCAGACTCACTATAGGCATAAATTCTACCTTCCATATTCTTTCTATGGGTGGTACGGAATTTTATATTTATCTTACTGAGTTGTATATTGTCAAAAAGGAGATCTAGTTCTAGAGAAGGGATGTTTTCATTGATAACGCCATCTATTGCGTATTTATTGGATTCGAGAGCGATAACGGACGTTTTCCTACTGAAAGGATTTGTTAAACATATTTTGTCTCCAGCAAAGGAACACTGTACATCTTCATGGGTAACTTCGGTTTCAGTAGAGTTTACTTCCGTAACATAATCGTAGTAACCATATGTTATCTGGTAATACCAGGGATAGGGGACCAGACTCTCGCGAGTCGGTATAAAGTGTTTGTATCCGGTCCTAATCGTTCCAATCTTAAAATGTTCTATTGGAGCATCAGTCTTCTGGTGGAAAATCCTTGCAACAGAATCCAGTTTTATTTCGAAAGGATAGGTAAGATGGAACCAATCATCATGTTCATACACAGTATCGGGATGAAATTCAACAACCACTTTATTATCCACTGTTAATATGAAACTGGGTGGGAGGGTGAATGTTTGACTATGGTCTGTGGTATACTTGAAGCGAGTCGCTATATACTCCCAATGGTAGTGTTCGCTTAGAGGGGGGCGGTTGAATTGGTGGACCGTATGGGTTTCTGCGCTGGTACCCTCTGGGAATTCTACATTATTTGACCCTATGGGCATACTCATAACAAAGTCATGGTAAACCACAAAATCTAATCTGTTAGACTTTGCTAAAGGGGTAGGTGAACTTACATTTGGATCATTGTAGTTTACCAATTGATTCATGTTAGTTAAGTCGAAAACGTATAAAAATAGATTAATAACTTGTCCATCCTGGCTTTTATTGCACCCCGTTATTACCAGATTGTCCCCATGTAGAATTAGTTTGGATACATGGCTATGCTGGTAGAAGGGATGATCTTCCCTCTGCATTTCCCAAACACCACTCTCATTTTCATACCAAGATGTTAGGTACTTGTCCGTCATCCCATTGTTTTCTTTATTGATGAATGCGTAGAATGCCTTGCCATTATTCGATAGGATGAGATCATTACAGGCAATAGAACCGATATTTTCACCGAATTCATTAATTTTTTGACCTGTCACTGTACTTAATAATACAATTCCTGCGGTTTTGTTGATAAATGCCGCCACCTTACCGTCTCCACTTATCCCTGCTACTCCCCCCTTAGCTATACTAGAAACATCGGGAAATACCACATTAGAATAGTGGTCTGTACCCTCCCCTTTGGTCAAGAAAACTACACCTGTCGACAGGGTTTTCGAAGTGGCTATTATAACAGACTGGTCATTACTCTGACGTAGACGATCCCATACTGGATACATTCTCTGGTTATAGTCCCACGTGGGGTGGAAGGGTTTATTTTCCTTTTCCCTATATTTCGCTTCTATTTCGTCTACAGTAGGTAAAAACACAGAACTGTCACTAATCGTGCTGGTATTGACGGACAATATCGGTGTATTCTGTAGGGTATTAACGGGGAGTAGATCATATATAGACAGTCCTGGTGAGGGGGTAATATAATAGTTCCCTTCCAGTTGTGTATCTGAAGAATTGAATGATCCTATGGACGAGGATGTCGGTTCAATTTGTTTATGGATAGGCCCTTCTTGGGGTATAGAAGACACTGTCCACCCCCCATTTACATGGAATATGTTCTGTTTCGAAAACAGAGATGAGGTATTATCAATGGATGAGTAGTAATAGTTGCTAATATCGATACTGTGTGAAGTTAGTCTGCTTTGATCGTTTGGTTTTGCGTTCAGCATACCCTCAGTATCCGATGTGATGACTCTACATTCAATCCATAGCTTAGAAACTCCATGGGGATGATCTGGCGAAGACAAACGATTATGTACATATATTAGTATTTCAGAAACAGGAGAATTAGAATCCGCAGTATTATCTGTATTTAGATCGAGAGATGAGGCCATGAACCAACTAGTAGTGTTATGGTATGGATGGACTATACAAGATCTCCCTTTCCAGCCTATACCCTGGGCAAAAGCGTGCAATTCTATTGATTGAGTTCCTGTATACCCTTCGGTCTCTTTTGTAGAATGGACCCTTATAGAACTCATCTGTACAGCTTCCTGTAACTTGAGCCATACCCAGTCACCTTTATATTTATCCGTAGATAGTTGATTTAGATCTGTAGGATCTACTATGGTGGAAATTACATTTGAACTGCTGCTACTATCAGGATGGAGATACCTTATTAGTCTCCCCCCATCGGGGAAGATGGTATTAATGTTCGTTAGCCAGTATCCCGGTCCGTGTGTTATCTGGTGTGTGTCAACCCCTAGATGGGTCCAAGGACTAACAGAAGAGAAGCTAGTATGGATGTTTCCAAAATTTGTTACTTCTGTACCATCTATACCCATACACTTCAGTTTTACAGCTCCTACCCCTGTATAAGTGGACCAATTGGGTATATCCATATTTGGGGGTAGACCACTACGGATATGTACTATAATTTGAAAAACGTATTGCTCTGAACCTAATTCCAATTTCAGGGTATTCGTGCTGTAACTAGCAGACCCATAAGCATCTATATACCCACCTTTTTTTAACCAACCACTGCTGGTTCTGATATATACATCAACATCCTGCCGACTTGGTGCGAAGACTGCTGGACTGGAGGGTAGACTAGATTGTAGGTCCTGAAAAGTAATAGCGGTGAGCAACAGAGGGAATCGAAATCTAACACTAGCGATTTCTCCCGACACGATATTTTGGAAATCATTCGATCGAACAACGGTCGACTGAATATGTCTTATTTCCCCGCTGAAGGTCTGTTTACAGTAGTACATACTCTCTTCTGGATAGACATCGTTTGGTGATACCAAAAGATAAAACCAGTTAGTGTGGGGTGACACTACAGGTGAAGTAACAGTAATCTCTGTTTGAAAAGTCATAACATTCGAGTCAATGGTCGCTTGAACGCTAAATAAGCCTCCGTTTACATCAGGTATGGTGTTAGCCACCCACTTTATTACCCTATTGTATTCATCATATAGCCTCAGCTTAGAGTAGTTATACCCCTGGGTACTACCACGGGTAAAAAAAGTTAGACATATCTGGGTGAGTTCTACAGCCCTCCCAAAATCTGCTAGACATGTCGTTTGATTCTGATGCTGATGGGATTTATCAAGGTCGAATAATCCATCGTCTGGATAGAAATTACAGCCATATATACCGGAATACTCGTAGTGGTTATCTCGGGTAGATACAAGCATCTTTACCTTCTGACTCAGGGAACTAGATTTTTTACGAGTCCATGAATCTACCGCAGGATCATATTCGAACCTGTATGCCACTACGTCCTGGTCACTGGAACCCACTAGTATCATTCTACCATCTGCACTAATACTCAGACTAGAGATCTGGTAATTAACTTCTATGTAGTTTTCAACTATACTCTCGTTTACCTTTTGGGAGTTTGTAATAGATTCCCACTTGTAGGAATCCTCTTGATCATTCTGAGGGAATTGGTAGATTGACTGGTATACAAGCACCCGGTTTGTACCAGCGACGGCTACAACCATACCATCCAAACTATAGGCAAACACTGGATTGTTCGTGGTGTCTATCGTCTGACTCTTCTGTTTCTCTATATCGTAGACTACTATCTTGTGGTTACCTGTCTGGAGGTCATCCACAGCAAAAAAAGTACCATCTCCATTGAGTTTAACCTTCTGACCACGACTACCATAGGGTGGTGAATTATGGGGAGTCCAGCCGTTTTCCCCGTGACGGTATATATGAACACGACCCATCGACCCATTATTCTTGTCTGTAATGGCAATGGTCTTTCCGTCTGCATTTAATTCGACTTGAGACCCAAACAGTAGAGTGTTGTCCGGGGGGGTAATAACCTCTGTACCTTCCGAGTTAAAATCGAAAATTTTTACACTATTGTTCGATGGATACCCTACAGCCATTACTTTTCCGTCTGAACTGAACGCCAAAGAGCACTCCCCATACCCTGGACTAACGACTGGGTCTCTGTATCTAACCCAACCACCATCTTCTGTGTAGTTGTATACATCCACTCTCCCGTCTGTCCCTTCTGGGTCGATGGACCCAACTACCATCATACCCCCCGACCTGTCGAGTGCCACAGTTCTTCCAAAATTAGACCCCTGTACCCCCTGAACAGTATGATCGACTCTATCCCCAATGGCGTTTTGAGTGTAGACCACACACGTAACAGGGTCAGATGTAACGATTACCGTCCCATCACCACTCATTACAGTCATCTGGCCCTGGTTTGTGGAGTTCCTAGTAACTCGAACAGGAGCGGTGTTGAAATCCCTGGAATTAACATTACACAATTCAATACGAGATATCTTCGGTATCTTATCCCCCAAGAACTTAATGATAGCCGTTTCACATACCTTTCTATCTGGTATATTCGACAGCGACACTTCATTCATTAGACACTTTTCCTTCGACAGAAATTTTTCAAGTTGACGCCCCTCTAAGAGGATATTATCCTTTTTATTGGGGGTTAAATTGGCGTATATAAATCCAGGGTAGGGTTGGGTGATGAACTTAGATTTATGGGGCTTCCATACCATCAACGGTTTCCAATCTCCCAGGTCGTCCGAAATGAGTGTTTCAGTCCCATCAGGGTTATTTTCAAACAGATTCAGTTTAATCGTTATACTGTCTGATGATCTATTGAAAATAATGATACTGATCTGTATTATTTCCATAGGAGGGTTGAATATCGCGGGACAGTGACAATTCTCTTCGAATAACAACTGATGGTTGAGAAGTTGAGCACTGAATCTGTCTTCAAGTGTGGATGTTATATATTTGGCAATGGTACAATTGTAGGTGTACAATTGGTTTTTGGAGTTCTTAACTACCAAAACACAGTCTTGAAGATTCGACTCTTCTGTTGGCAGATTACAAAACCCTATCCTTTTCAGCTTAATTTTTTTGGCCAGGTTATATACTACTTTCTGGTGCTTGACGATGACATCCTTATTGTTGAGTGAAATCAAAGAAGTGTTCGAAGGATCCGGGGGGGTATCTTTGTAATTCCCATGGGTGAACTGTCTCTGTTTACTCATAACAGTATTACCATACGTGTTCATAATAAACTGAGTTCCGTTGGAGTTAAATGAGATATGTCGCCTCAGAGTCTCCGCCATCCATTCGAGAGGGTCCTTTTCCTGTCTGCTATAACCTATGAATGAAGAACCAGGAGCCACCCTCACATTATCCTGGTACTCCTGCTGTATGAGTACTCCCTTGTCACTTTTTTTGAAAGCGCTGTCATCAATCCAATGAGGATCTTTTACTTCTGTCCAGGTATCATAGATTTTATCAAATATCTTCACCCCTCTGTCCGACTCGCCATTACTAGGTATATGCCACTGTTCGTCACCATTGAACAGTTTAACACTTTTTAGGTGACCCGGTCGTCCTTTCGAGTTGTACACATAGAGCTTTAAAAACTTTGTATGGACAATATCTGGGAGTTCCCATACTACGTTCCAGTTAGAATAGTAGTCTATCGTAACATTGTCCAGACGGATTACAGGGCCCCCCTCTTCAGTGTATAGTCTGAAATGGTATGTCAGGTAATCCCTCGCCCAGTACCAGTCGTGAGGGGAGTGCATGGATATCTCGAGGCGTGTCAGTGGGAATTTGTACACAAATTTCATCTGGATGTGGTTACCGGGGGCATGGGGGTGGTGGGAGTCAATTAACCCTGTGTTGTCTAGCGATTTTGTTGGGTGAAATGCATACCAATTCACAGGCTGTTGGATACTATAGGAGTGGGATATCTCGTATTCTGTCCATTGGACTTCATACTCGAATCCATATATTCCCGCCGAATGATCCCATTTGTATTTTTTTCCATCCCTGTCGTCTACAGCTGCATGTACAATACCCAAAGACGACCAATTACTGAGTTCAAAAGGATCTGTAAAACGATCCGTATACTTATCTAGAACCCTCGCGGTGGTATCCCTTGGGACAGGATCTCTTCTTGTATGAGGAATAAAATTAGGCCCTAGATCTATACCCTTCGTATTGAAGAAATAAGATCTCAGTTGTAGACCAGCCTGGTCTCGGAGATACGTCAGGTCGAAACTGTTAGGGTCCAGTTTAAGTTCAGAAAAGGTAGACGAAAGCATAGATCTAAACCTGTCGCTGTTTATATTTTTCTCTGTCCAGAACTGTCTTTTATCATGATCTGATACCCCAGGTAACTCGAGCATCCCCATTTTTATCCTAATTTCACCCGTGGGTGACCTGTCTTTTAAAGAATCGACTATATCTATAACAGTACCAATCTCCCCCCAACCAATGTCAATAGCAGCACCAATTGCAGGTCCATATACAGGGATAAACCCTACAGCAACATCAACCGCTAGTTTCGTAGTATTAAGGGCTAAGACAGCTCCGAGTTGTTCATTTGTCAGACCTTCGTATTGACCATTAAAGTTTACGTTTTCCACAGTCACCTCGCCTGTAAGAGGATCTACGGTAGTTGTCATACCGGCCCCCGCAGCGATTCCAGCGGCGTCCCCTACTGATCCTGCTCCTGGTAGATAAGAAGCTACAACTACTGGATCTTTGAGATTGGGATGGTTGAAGACGTTGTCATCTAGCGCGTCAGCCCAGCTAATGGGTGAACCATGACCATGTTCTAGTATATCCCGGATGTACACCCGATTTTCTTCACCATAATCAATGGTATTCCACTCTTTTTTTAAGACAGAGTGATATTTCGTAAACTTGATTACAGCCCCGTCTATTCTATTGATATTGGGCTCAAAATCATATTCCCAGGGAATAAATAGAGTCTTTGAAAACTGATTGGTGTTTGTTATAACACTCCTTGGATCCCCTAAATACGCGTCACTGGTGATACCCCCACCCTCTGTGTTCGCGTCTAATATGGGAACCGCTGCCTCTAAAAGTTCCACGATTGCGAGGGTGGTTCCATCGGGAGAGATAGTTGACCACACCGATGGAAACTCTCTGGATTTCCATATACCCTCATGATCTAAATCATAAACTACTGTAGTGGTATACTGCTGAGTGTGTGAATAGCCCCCCTGAATGGAATGAGGTGCCACGTGGATCATCACTGTATTTCCTGTTCTATTGATCTCCCAGTACACTATCACTCCATCTACGGTAAGTCGAGCCCATTCTGATTTATCATATACAACATTGTCTTCATTAAATTCCAGTTTCCAAATAAGTAGGGTGGGTCCAGGGGTTGGGGACGACCTTAATAGGTCTCCCGTATTCCTATGAGAATCATTATCATACCAGTCATGAGTGTAAGATCTTAGAAGATTCAGTTCGTCCAACCATTCGCCAGGGATGTCGTTGGTTGGGTACCCAATAAAAACTCCACCATGGGTTCGATTGGGTACGGAATTACAACTTATATTATGTCTTCTGGTATATTTGTCTGTGTCGAACTGGTATACTTCAAGCTCTGTTGTTTGACTAGAATATACAGTTAGAATGCTACCGTCATAGTTTAGGTTTGGGTGTAAATGCTGGTTAGGAGGCTGTATTAGATATTTTGTCCACACCATCCCATTCCATCTGTAGACTGCAGTTATTGGAGGATGATAAACGGCTGGGGTTCCCCAGATGTAACTGTAGGTCCACCCATAACGTGTGGTCGTAAAGACAAAGGTACTTCCATCTCCACTAATAGCAGTCTCTTTGGTATTGGGGCTATAACCATCGCTTCCTCTGTGGCCTATCAAACGAGACTTAAATTTAGTTTCATAGGCCCACAGATAATTATTATCGAATTCACGCCCGTCTGTATCAGGGGGGAGTCGCTCTTGCCATCCAGACGGTGTGAGGTGGTACACAAACATCCTAGGAAACCCAGCAACTAACACTACTTTACCATCATCACTGAAATGACACTGGTAGTTACCACCCTTAAATAGGTTAGTCGGATTACCAAATAAAGCGTCATGGATTAAAGGGTGTTTCTGGATTTCTGCATTTCCTGGTGCTGTATCTGTATTATCCCCAACTCCATCCCCGTCTGTATCCTTGGTCTCTGTGTAAATGGTAGGGAACTGATCGGTGTTGTCCCCCACCCCGTCCCCGTCAGTATCTTTGGTCTCTGTGGAAATGGTAGGGAACTGATCGTTGTTGTCTCCCACCCCATCACCATCTGCGTCCTTTGTCTCGAATCTGTTAAAGGGTAGTTCGTCATTGATGTCGAGTACACCATCATTGTCGTCATCTGGGTCCTGGTTATCTCCCAATCCATCCCTATCATTGTCGAGGATCTCTGTTGGGTCTTTGGGGAATAGGTCTTTACTGTCACCAACACCATCATTATCATAGTCATGGGCTTCAGTAGGATCGTCTGGAAATAAGTCTACATTATCGTCGACTCCATCTCCGTCTCTGTCTTCATTTGTTTTAGACTCCATATGATCCTTATTTTAAATAGATATATATAAGTAAATCGATTATTAAAATAAGGATCCAGCGTTTTTTATTGTTATATCTGATCAAGTTTGTGTTAAATGGTTAATTGTGTAATATAGTAAGGTTTGTAAAAAAAAATAAATAGTAAGTTGAAAAAAAAAAAAAAAAAAAATGTTTTAATCATATAGTATAAATACAACAAAAATGTCTAATTACTCTACGCTGTCGTCAGGAATGGCATCTATGTATGCGTCCAATGAAGGCTCAAGATTCGATGTAAGATCACAACCGGTTCCTCCCAAGAAATCTACCTCTGCACCTTTCTTTTCCCTCAGTGAAGAAGACAGGAAAGACGCATTCAATGAATTCGATAAGAGACAGAATACAAGGGAAGCTGAGAGAAAGAGAAGAGAAAATATGACAGAAGAAGAAAGAAGAGAGCAATGGAACAATGAGCCCGTTGCCAATATAACCCGCAAAACACATCAAGACAGAGGAGATTACGTTACGATGAAAGATTTCCTGTCTAGACCTACGGAATGCTAAACACCCTCTTTAGGGTTCTTGTTCATACCCTTTATAAAATTAGATAGCATCAGATTAGACTCTATCTTTTTTTCATTTATTTTTTTAGGTTGCTTGGTTGGGGTGATTGTGTAGTTATTACCCTCATAATGGATACAACTGATATGATCTATTTGCAGGTTCTTCATACTGATTTCTTCTGAAGTGATCGTTTTTTCGATAAGATGGATAGTAAGGTCTGTCAGTAGGTTTTTTTGGGTTATATGGTCTAGGTTATGTATAGAGGCCATACGCAGTATATACTTGATCACCAGCATCTGCTGTATACTGATCCTTTTGATTGATTTCCAACACTTATCCCTGTTACTGGTAATATCTGTCAGGTTATCACTCAGTCGGATCTGGTACTCTTTGTTATCCATATCCGACCTTAGACCGAATTTGTCTACGAGCAATTCTTTTAGCTCTGTAAATATAACGTCGGGGGGTAGGTTTTCATAGGTATAACTGAAATTTTTATTTTTGTAGTGGGTAGACAGAGAATGACCGTCGCTAATATGGATACCATAGGGCATCTTCCCCTTGGACATGTCTCTGAAAATTTGAATCCAAAATTCATCCTTCGTGTATCTACAGCAGTCCTCGAAAATGGGGTATTTCAGTTCAATTTGTTTATAGGCCATAATTTTTATAGACGTATAAAAAAATACTATGCTTGTATAACTGATGTAGTTATACAAGTGTTGGAGGTGAACGCACTTTTATCGTTTCAAAAATTAAATACCTATACTGTGGGTGTAAAAGACCACATGAGGTGTTTGCACATTTTGCTGTATATCTCGTCATGTTCGATACGGCGATCCCTTGTTTTGATAATATTGAACTCCTCCTTTCTACAATTGTATTTATATTTCCTTAGCAACTGGAACAATACGTACTGACTGTTTAGAAAGTTTTTTCTCTTCAGTTTTACATCCTGTTCTGATACCTTTTTATAGGCGGTGATAAGCGTTTTAAAATCTTCTAGAAGCTTAGTTTCGATACCCCCAAGATTGGGGGGGGTATCCCCTGTAATAGTGCAATATATAAAGGTACAGTCGTCATAGTAGTCATTGTATTTCAATTCCTTCAGAAACATGTATATATGTCTTCTCGTAACTTTTGAATATTTTAGTTGTTTGGAGCCATGGGGGGTCTTTCTACTAGAAGAGACGTCATCCCTTATAAGACCGTGCTGGGTTAACTCTTTCTTAATATCTGAAAATAGTTTGGGGGGGATATTGTTGGACTGTTTAGCCTGGTATTTCATGATAATATCTCTAAAATGAGTGATTCTGTCATACTTATATTTTTTTGTAAAGGAGACCCGATCGGTGTCTTTGAAGGAAGATTGAGTGGATATTAGTATGTTTTCTTTACCACATTCTCTGCATACGTATATATTTTCTATCAACTCAATACAATTAGTGTTCTTACAATTGGTACATATTTTTAATTCGTTTACTGGGTTGTTAATGTATACAAGGTCAATATCTATATAATCCTGGGCTATATTTATATAATCAGCTATCAATTTGTCTTTACGGAGGGTCCGATTATGGTTATCTGTTGTATTCATCGACGCGAAGGCAGTCTGTACAGCAGTATCTAGGAGTTTAGTGTACTCTTCTATCAGAGCATATGTTCTGGATAGGTACATACTGTAGGGTATATCATTGGAAATATCTAAGATTTTATTCTCAAGTTCACTAATACTACTCATCAACTGTTTCTTTTCATTGTATCGAAGCAGGCTGTCCGACAATTGGTCCTTCATATATGTCAGTCGGTTATTATATTTTTTCAGATCTTTCTTATCATCCAAAAGGGTTTTTTTGATCTTTTTATCCAAAAATACAATATCGTGGAGAGTTACTTGGACCATGAGGGGTTGTACACCTGACGATCGAGTGTGTTAGTATAAGCAGTGTTACTGCTTATACTGGAATACTTGAAAAAGATTTTTAACTTGCATTGTTTATTTAACAGATCACACCTTGCAGTGGAAGCATTCAACTCTACAATAACCCCTACATACTTTACAATACTGATCAATGTTTAGGTATACGGACGTGGGCTCATACTGGGTACCGGGGGTACAACAATATTTACACTGGGTTTCGTATATCTCATTGCATTGGTCACATACGTGATGGTGTTTTATTAAGATTCTGCGTGGTGTAGGACACTCCACGCATGGTATATACCCTGTCCCTTTACATATAACACATGGTATTACACTTTTGGAGGGAGATAAGACTGCGCTTCTCATTTTTAGACTGGAAGACTGTACATTCATCTTGATACATTTAAATATTACACGCTTGCATCCGATGGTGTATCTATACATTTTTTTTTATATTTGGGAAATTGTAAATATTTAAATTTATTTTTAAAAGGGTTAAGAGAACAATAAAAATAGTATCTATAAGATGAAAAAATCGGAGGTTCTAAATATAGAAAAAATTCCATTGAGCTATAGACCAGAAGAACAGAAGAAAAAATTCCCCGTTATGAAAAATCTGTATCTGGAACTCATAGAAAATAAAAGTAAAGTGAACCCTGTGTTGAGTAATTCTGAATATATACCCAAAGAATATGGAGAGATGGCTTCTATACCATCTCGTCATAGAGGTCGACAAGAAATGACGGCTGAGATACTTAAAGAGAATATAAGTGAAGATATATTATACGATGATTATGACGATAAATATGAAGATAGCGATCGGGTGAGTGATCGAGAGAGTAACAGGGGTGGTGGTCGAGAGAGTAACAGGGGTGACATGGAGAGTGACAGGGGCGGTAGGGAGAGTGACAGGGGCGGTAGGGAGAGTGATAGGGGTGGTAGGGAGAGTGATAGGGGTGGTAGGGAGAGTGACAGGGGTGGTAGGGATAGTGATAGGGGTGGTAGGGAGAGTGATAGGGGTGGTAGGGAGAGTGACAGGGGTGGTAGGGAGAGTGATATAGAGAGTGACAGGGGTGATAGAGAGAGTGACAAGGGTGATATAGAGAGTGACAGGGGTGGTAGGGAGAACAAGGGATATAGGGGGGGTGAGAGAGATTATATAACAATTGATGAAGATGTTGATTATCTAAATGATGATGTTGACTATAGTATTCTAAATGAAGATACAGATGATGCCGGTGATGTAGAAGACTTAGAAGAAGACGATGTAGAGGAAAAAAACATAGATAGTGAAATAAGACATATTTTATCTAAACCTGTAAATCAAGTTGGTATTACAGGTTCTTTTAAAGAGAGAAGGGACGAGAGAAGGGGTGAGAGAAGGGGTGAGAGAAGGGACGAGAGAAGGGGTGAGAGAAGGGACGAGAGAAGGGGTGAGAGAAGGGGTGAGAGAAGGGGTGAGAGAAGGGAAGAGAGAAGGGGTGAGAGAAGGGACGAGAGAAGGGGTGAGAGAAGGGACGAGAGAAGGGAAGAGAGAAAGGACGAGAGAAGGGGTGATGCCCCATTATTATCTGAACTTAATGATTATAAAGATTCTAGAAAGGTATATAGAGATGTTAATTATGTATCTCAGGGCGAAGAGGATGAACATAAAAAGAAGAGAGATATCTTGTTCAGATTCGACATACTGAGAAAATCCTATAAAGATTCAAACCTACCAGATTTTTCGATGCACTCTGACTATACCATGATGAAAAACACATACGAGTCTGTCATTAGGAGACTATCCCTAGATGGAAAGGTGGAGACGTATAGGACCTATCTGGTGGGTGGTTTCATGGGGGTTGAATACTTACTTGGGCGTTTTCTGAAGTTTGACATGGAAGGTTTCACTAAACACCAGGTCACAAGTATGAATTCTTACGAGAGACTTTTAATAGAACTGGGGGAGAAGAGCTACCTGAAAGGAGGGAAAGAATCATCCGTGGAGTTCCGATTAATCTGTTTAATTATCGTACAGACGGTGATATTTCTTGTAGGTAAAATGATCCTCAAAAATACGGGATCTAATGTTATGGGGCTATTAAACGGTCTCGTTGGTAGTGGGGGTGATGGAGGAGGTGACGGTGGTCTTGGAGGGCTTATGAGTGGATTGTCTAGTATGATGGGTGGGATGAACAACAGTTCAACATCTAAAAGCGCGGAGACTCCTGGTATACAGAAACCCAAGAGGAAGATGAAAGGCCCAGATATGAACATATAGAGACACTACCAAGTATTATATTTTTTTTAGTATATAACAGAATGAAAAACCCCTATTTTACGGTCTATGGGTTTTTCATTTTATTTTAAATAAATAATAAGTACCTAGTAATAAGTACACTTAATAATTAAGAGAGCTATGGTTCTTATCTATAAAAATCTGGAGGCGACCCTGTGGGATGCTATCCATATAATATGTATATCCTATCGGGATTCAACAGATACAAAATACATCAATGCCCTGATACTATCTATATTTTATTTATTACCCTACAGCTACAGTAGGTATGCAAAATTCTATATATGCAACCAGGGTATAGACTGTAGCCCCGACAAACTTCTTCGTTGGTCTGTCGATCTTCGAAATTTTATGAATCGGAGGGTTTCACACAATGATCACCGATTCTACACTGTCGAGATGATCCGCGAGAAGTTCTCACCCGACATTCTATACAAAAACGTGTGGGGGAATATTTTATGGCGGCTAATTCATTATATGGCGGCCTTATCCGATATAAGGTCGAAATATAAAGAATTTAAAACTTTTATGGTGTGTCTACAGCATACCCTCCCTTGCCGGGAGTGTATGGTAAATCTAAAAAAGCATCTAACTATGTTTCCTATCGATATGTACAGGGGGCGTACGTTTGAGTGGAGTGTTATTATACATAACGCTACAAACCGTATAACATATGGGTCCCCCTACTCTGGGGTTATATTTCCACTAAAGGATGCGTACCGATTATTCTTTATGCCTCTTTCCGATATATCAGATTAGGGTGTTTAGTATCCCCGACACATCATCACATATCAGTTTCTCTTCTATACATGTGCGATTCTTGATAATAAACCCTATAAAGTCTTTATACACTGTTTTCATCTCTTCTATAAAGGGGGAACTCAATATAATAGAACCAGAGTGAAACATTAGAAAACTGTGATACTTATCCAGCAGTTCCTTTTTTTTTTTGGTATGATTGAGACTGTCTATATATTTCTGATAGGGGATATACTGTTTGGACCACAGCCCATCTGTATGTTCATACTCTACCAGAGGGGGTCGTGTGGAGGGATCCGACCTTATTTTTACAATAGCACTAGTGTTTACACTGGTTTCAAGTAGCGACTTATACTCCGTGTTTTTATTGATAAAGGTGTTTAGTTTCTCCCTGTCCAGAATAAACCCTACGTTGAAATCTTTATTTATCATTACAGTGAAAAACAGTATCTTTGGTTTGTGGGGGAGCCCTGTTGTTTCGGGGCTGCGTTTCTCGAGTATCTCCACAGAGTTTACTTTCGTTTCCATGAAACATGGGTACTCTTTAAGAGTGGTTACCAGATAGGGGTGCCTTACTAGGAGTGTACTGATATGTAACCACATATACTTTACACATTTTTTGGCGTGATCGAAATTCTTACACCCACATATCTGTATCCTACCGAATGAAGGGATCTTGAAGGTTATCTTTTTATCCGCTATCTTCATAACGACCATCATCGAGTTTCTAAAAGGTTTCTTCTGTACGATTTTCTTGTCATGTTTAGTGACTCTATGGCTGTAGATTTTTTTAGTCTGCTTTACATCGATACCCCTCACATCCCCCCTGTATTTAAGAGTAATGATACTACCATTTGGGAGTTTGACGAGGTTGTGGTCTAATTTAAACCCAGAAGAGAACCTACGGGGGTTTTTACGGGGGGTGGGAACAAAGGTATAGGGGGTTATAGGGAGTTTTTCGAATAACTTCTCTATATCGATTACCCAGTTGGTACTCACAATCACCGTCTGGGTGGATATCTTTAGGTCGTTGAAATCTTTGAGGGGGTACTGGGTGATGCCTTCTCCGAAAGTTTTTTCCATCTTTTTTTCCATCAGACTTGTTGGTGTAAACTGTATATGTATATATAAAAAAAAGCTTTATTGTAAGGTTAATCCTTGTAAGGTTAATCCTTGTAAGGTTAATCCTTGTAAGGTTAATCTTTTAGATTGATTTATTATCTTAAAGGTCCATCCTTGTGGTAATCAAATTTTTTTTCCTCCCTCTTTCTATACTATGTATCTATATATGTACCTATCTACATATATTTCATGAAGTCCTCCTTCTCGCTACCCAATCCAACCTTGGATCTTGCCTGTTTATAGATATCCATATAATTATTTTTAAATTCAGGGTTGTCTGTATCCAGCTTGTCAATTAGGGTCTGAGATTCTTCACAGACTTTTTCTAACTTCAGCATATCCTTCTTGTACCTTTCTAGGGTGTACAGACAGTGGGCTTTCTTCACGTGTAACTCGATATATACATCCATAGGGTCCTCCCCATTTTCCTCTATATCTTTAACCTCTTTCCTTAACTCAGCCTCCCTTTGTTTAATCTCCTGGATATCCTTCTTCTCCTGCTTTCTCTTATTTACAAGGTTCTTACTGATCACCTCTTTTACTTTTTTAGTAATATCTACTTCGTGGATCTCCTGAGTGTATTTAGAAGACAGGGTTGCTGGGAACCATTTACCGCAATACCCGTGGTAGACAGTGTTGTAGGAATCAACATTTCTGACAATATCTTCGGCATGTTCATCTGCTTCCTCTTCAGTCATACATGTTGCTCTTACCTTGAACATACCGAATACCCCTTCTTTGTCGGGGGTTGCCCCAGGTGCTGGGATGAAAGAGTGTAAACTGTATACCTGGTTCCTGTATATAGGGTCCGCACTGTACTTGAAGGATCGAGGGAATTTATCAACAAATTTTTTTTCTACTACTTCAGGGGAGGCGGCCTCCCACTCTTTGTCTGTAAGTGGTGTTCTTGATCCGTCTCGACCCCTCTTGAGAGTATCGGAAGCCTGTGGTTTCACGGTTGTCTGTTTATGACGATTGCCAGATATATCGGCCAGAGTCACATTGTTGCTATTATCTAAAGAGTTCATGAGTAGTCGTCTGCTATTGATGATAGTATATATATATATCACAAATATTCTCTTTTAAATAAACTTAAGGGGATAATTTTAAGATATATATACACACATTAGATATCTCAATTACATCGATATGTCAATTATTGATCTAGCTGGTATTATTGGGGAGATTACTGAACTAAACAAGGAAATAGACAGACTCCAAACGATCCGGCTGGATCTTGTCACCACCCGGAAGAAACTCGAGCAGCAGATTAAGGAGTATCTAGTAACAAACAATGAGGAGGGGGTTCGCTGCGGGGACACTCTGATTATTCTAGATGAAAAGAATAGTCGTAAAAGAAGAAAGAAATCTGATAAAATGTTAATTGCCTGTGATGTCCTGAAGAAATACGGAATCAATGACGCGGATAGAGTCATGACAGAATTGAATGATGCGATCAAAGGGGAACAAGTGGTGATGGAAGTTGTAAAGATCAGAAAGTCCAAGAAGTAATGAGTCACATACCACAACATCTGTGGTGTTTATTTTTTTTTATTATTATAATATTTTTATAATAACAATAAACTTATAAGAATATATATATATATATATATATATATCTATATATACTAAGAGATTCTGATCGATGGACCTTTCTGAACAAATAAAGGAACTAAGAAGTCAACTCGCCGCGATCAATACCACTGGCAGAGATGATATTTCTACTCTACCTGACAATAAGGATAAGGGTACTTTTCAGTACTTAAAAAGTAGAATAACCTCTCAACCCTACCATTACTGCATTTGTTTACCTGTTGCTGTTATTGTACTATTGTATATGACCCGCCCAGACTGTGTTACAAGAGAAGTAAGGGACGGTAAAGGTAATCATAGATATGTAGTATGTCACAAGAAATTATTTACATACGCCCTAGTATTCTCGGTGGTAGTAATACTAGCTATATTTTACTATACAGGTACTATGTAAATTAGATGTGGATTTAACTGTCTGTTTATAAATATATATTTATTATAAATATATATTTTATATACTTATACAACAACTGTCTAATATAGAAGATAACTAGGTTTTATTTATAGATGTTTATAAACAAAAATAATAATATATCACTCATTGAAGATGGGTCATACCTACTGTTCGATTACGCCAGAAATAAGAGATTCCCCAACATTACTTCCAATATCAATGAATTATCCTTTAATGTGTCTGCAATTCTTGATGAATATATGTATTCTGACATATATATTACTGTACAGTTTGACCCCCGCCAATCTACAATACCCATAGACAATCGACAGATACAAGGCTTTATGGTGTGTCTATACCCCGTATATAGAGACGGTATAGACTCCATAGAGATTATTAAAATGTATGGGGGGTATGACACAAGAGTCTCCCTGTTAACCTATTTTACAAAAAAAATACAGAAGACAACCCATATGTACATATACACTTCCACACCTGCCTTTGCCCTTAAACTGATGGAGATTGGGATGGGGTCTAACGCTACCCTAGTCGACTCGACTCTAAGCGGTATCCACTTTTTCAAGCCTAAATTCAGACTAACAAGTGGACCCCCTCGTACCTTGAGTATTCTACCCATGATAGTTAATATTATGGATAAATACATGGGGTCCACTGTGTACTATTTTAAACTATACTTCGGTAAAGAGACCTTAAAACTGTTACAGGCACAGGTCATAACCCCTTCTACAGATATATCGGGGAAGGAAATAGAATCATTTGGGAGGTTCAAGCTACACTATAACACAAATGCTCGAAATCTGTTTATGGAAGTATTTAAACCCAGGGAGAGAGAGGGAAGTGGAACAAAAGTCGGTGTGATGGAGGCGGAATTATCCTACCACACCCACCCTAGGGAGGACGATAGTATGGGTAAGGACTACAGATTCCTCATGGCATGGCCGTCGGGTACGGACTACGCCTACTATTTCATAAAAAGATTCCGATACAACGAGAAGGGGTGTTATGTCAACATTGTCCTATCGATTGACGCTATATATAGTGTCAGTGTCTCTTACATGTGTGTGTACTTTATTCGGGAGTATGTACTCCCCCACCCTGAAGTGACAAATATTATAGATCTAATAGCGGTCGTGATTAAATACTATTTTAAACTTGTAGAGAACCTCAGAACCATCCATAAACACATATACGGGAAACACACTCGACATATCCTACCCCATATGAGAAGGAACATGGGAGACCTGCATGTATGGCTATGTAGGTCTTTCACCTGCGATAAATTACTAGACATTCTAGGCACCAACAATAAGAAACTGAAAAATCTTCTCATTAGGAATTCTAGCATCAGGGACGAAACCGTGTACGATAGGACGGTAGATACCCTAAGGACCATTCTCATACCCTTCAGTTTTACCTTTTTCAGGACAGATATTGTGACATGGGAACACCTGGACTGGACCCATGAGGTTCCCCTGTGGGTCCAGATGTGTGTTTCTGAAGAAGAGGTGTCAGAACTGAAAAAGGGTCGTCTGTTTCCTCCTGGGTTTCCTGTCGAAACATGTCGATCAGACCCCATAAAGGTTGTCGAGGATATATATAGAAATACTATCTAAACGTACCTGTTCTATACAAATATATTATAAGTATGCAAACAGGGACGGTTGGGACATTGTCTAAAAACACCATTAATTTCCAGATGGTTCTATGGAGAATGATGAGTGAAGAATTTTTAAAAAGGGCCTATCTACTTGCTGATCACCATGGAGTAGATGTAGTCACAGGTTATCTGTTGAAAAGAGCAATGCTGGTAGAAACCCTATCTAGTAAGGGTATGGGGGCGAAGCTTGAACCCTATTTTAATATGTCGATGGGTAATGACATAGATTTCGAAAACCTCCCACCCTTTATAAAAGAAAAGGCTCTAGAACACTGGGAGGAGTTTTCAGGTATTATCAACAAGGGGAGTATCAGTAATATAGGCGGGATGGCAGAGGATGTCAGTTCCACCATTATAAATAGTCTGGTGGAAGAGAGTGGTGGGCATTATGATCCCTTATATGATGATCCCACATACGATGAGTATGAGTACGACGATGGGGACGATGATGGGGACGGCGATGGGGATGCCGATGGGGATGCCGATGGGGATGCTGATGGGGACGACGATGGGGATGCCGATGGGGATGCCGATGGGGATGCCGATGGGGATGCCGATGGGGATGCCGATGGGGATGTCGATGGGGATGAAGAAGAATATAATAGAATTATTAGAAGTTGTAGGTGTCCCATATGCATAGAAATAGAAGAGCTAGAGGTGTTTATTTCTACCTGGAAACCTAGCAACAGGTTACATCATATAATATTAAATTCTCTAAATATGGTATAGGTACATAAAAAAATCCTTAAGTATAATAACTTAAGGACTCACGTCGTTGTATTGTACATGAGTATGACGGATAAGAATAAACTGTTACTGCATATTACAATAGAGAGTTTGGTAGTTGCGGGTGTTATTGTATACTTCCAGAACAAAACCAATAAGTTAGAAAAATCTATTTCAGAACATAATCAACACCTTACTTCCTCGAACGAACAGTATCAAAGCGTTGTTGCTAAACTAGAGAGCCAACATAAAGAAATTACAATTATGAAAACTACCATAGATACACAGAAAGCAACCCTCGATAAACTAACATATTTAATTACAGATCTATATAAAGATACCAGTGTCAATAGGCTGTGTCAGGGTATACCACCCGTCCGTAGCCTCGATCAGCCACCACTACCCGACCCCATACCCGATCAGCACCCTTTTCTTAGCCTCGATCAACAACCACTACCACCACCCGTCCACATCCCCGACCAACAACCACTATCACCACCCTTCCCCGTCCCCGATCAACAACCACTACCACCACCCGTCCACATCCCCGATCAACAACCACCACCCGTCCCCGATCAACAACCCCTACCACCCGTGCTTACTTCTGATTTTAAACCGCAGTTACCTACCATAACAGAGGGTATGGAGAGTGGGGGGTATGATTCCCTTGATGAAGAACTTGAAGAAGAATTTAATCTTTTAGTTAAAGAGGAAACAAATAACATACATAATATATAAAAGTCCCACTACTCTACATCCTCTTCATCTTACCCTTCTAGCTATAAAAATGAAAGGTAGCAAGAAAACTTTTTTATACAGTGCTAAAGAATTTCCTCGGTTTGGGGGACAGTATATCAGGAGTTACAAACTGCAGACGGGTATGAATGGTCACTTCGAGTGGTGGTGCATGGTGTATGAGATTTACCTGAGGGCTATATTCGATATTTTTATAACCAATATGTCCTGTAACAAATACTACGATAACCTGTCCCCTCTGTATACCTGCTGGTTGATTTTTAGGGTAGTTGTCTACAAGTTTAGTTCAAGAAAAATCCATGACGACTTTCTACCCCCCACGGAATGGAGTGGAAATATCCAGGAAGGGGACACTAAAGGATCGATAGGCATTTTTAGGACTCTCACAGACACACTAGCGGAGTGTACGGTCTGTATAATGGATTACCTGTCTGAGACGTGTGTACCTATTGCTGAGCATATGGGTATAGAACAATACCTAGTTATGTACGGAATGATGATCCAATACTACAAGTGATATCAATTTTATTATATTTATTTATTTTTTTTCTATATTGTATGTTACAGTATACAGAAAAAAAATAATTACACACACAAAATGTTTATCAGACTATTGTTATTCTACTTCTTCCTCTGTTTCTTACTCAGGACAAATTTCGATACAGACGTAAGGGTCCTTATTGGTCTATTCATCATGTTTGCAATACTATATTACTATTCCCGTGAGGTGAGTCTCCCTATGGGTGGTAATGAGGGGGGGATAGACACCACACGGTCCGGTAGTAGCAGCAACGACCCCTTTAGTACCCTATATATGAAAAACAGGGGGTACAGGTATGACCCTGAGGTGTACCTTAAGAGTGGGGGAATGGTCAATTATTCAACCCATCCCTACGACACCCATCCAGACCAGGGATACGTAAACAACCCCTATATCCCTCCCTTCTATTTTATGAACCATGGGTACACCACCTACACCCCCCCCCACAGCACCCTTTTGGCCCCCGACGGTTACTATAGACCGATATACAACCCCTATACAGCCAGGCCGAATATGGGGGGGTATTTCCCCCAGAGCCTCATCTACAACTATGATAAAAGGGTTGCAGAGATTAGGGAAAGGAGGAGGGAGATTAGAAGAAAGAGGAGGGAGTGTAAAAAAAATAAGACCTGCTAGAATAAGGGTTTATATATAAATAATAATTTTTATTTTTATCTACCCTTTATATATATAAAATAAAAAAAAATGTATAAAAAACATTTAAATTCTACAACAACACCACCCCCTACCTCCTGTGAAAAAAATGGGTGTAAAAATGAAGGTACAGAGGAGAAGGTACAGAAGGGTAAATGTAGGTACTCAAACGATTACAGGTCTGGGGAGACCTGTAAAGACAAAAAATGTGTCCCTGAAACTAATAACACCAAGATGATCATTATTATCTCTGTCATAGTAGCACTCTTCATCTTATTGGGGGGCTCCTTATCTTTCTATAGTCTCTTCAATAACAGTGTCTAATTGCTCGGGGATGGGTCGCACAGATAGAGAACAGAGGATTGCTAGGCACTGGTATATTAAAAAAGGTCAGTATACTAAAAGGATATGTATATATACATCAGAACATCTATATATACTTTTAGATATTGTATTAGTACTATACCTTACAAAACTAATATAATAATAATAGTTTTTTTTTAAATATCTATATATAAGACATAGATGACCACATACTACTCGACGTCAGTGGGTATATTTTGATCTTCATAAGAAAGGAGGCGGAGTTTTATATCCAATATACATGACTCTAACCGGCAGGTAAACATGACATCATCTGAGTAGGTGTCTTGAAGGTTTTTAAGCCCTGGTATACACCCATCTATATCCTTCTTTATGTAGGACCCCATCCTCTGTTTTCTGACGTCGCTACTGCTGGAGTAGATATCTACTATATTGAAAGACTTGTCTATGATATCTCTGATATACAGCATCGTCTTTGCTCTGTTCTGGACAGTAAGGAGTCTGAAGAAGCCAGTCAGCCATGAAGAATTATCCTGAAGCGTCAGGGTCTTTGTATTAATTTTTTCATTCTTTCTGATTTTCCCAATGAATTTGAGACCTGAAAGGACTGAATCTTGTGAACCTTCCGATAAATCATTGGCGGTGAAATGGTGGTGTTCTATACTCTCTTCATTTGTATACATAACATTCGTATCGATTACCTGTTATTTATATTAATTTTATACTTTTTTAAACTTAAACATTATAGTTTTATAAAAATAAAAATTCAAAAAGAGAAAATGTCTACAACCCCCAGTTTAGATAGAATCAAAACAGGTAACGTCGCCATCATGATCTACACCTGCAACACAAGCCCTCAGATATTCAGATTCCCCAAGGGAGTACTAAAAGAAGATACTGCCAGGATTCTGTATAAAGTCCATAACACCAATATCAGTGAGATCGAAGAGGACGACTACAATGTGCTACTGTCTCTAGAGAACAAATTAGAGTCTGCACCCGAATACTGCCTGTACAAATCCAGTGAGACCAGTGAAGGGGTCCCCCAGTCTGTAATCGTCAATCCCCTCACTTTTAACAAACCAGTC